TTCAATCGACCAGGTTGTCCGTGAAGTTCTTGCTGGCGGAACCAACGTTGTTTACGCAACGGGTGGAACCACCACACCAACCAGCCGTGAATCGGTATCGACAGATGACATTTTGTCCGCTGACGATGTTCGCAAGGTAACTGCACAACTTCGTGCAGCAAACGTTGCAACGTTCGATGGTTCATACCTCGGTTACATTCACCCAGACGTTTCGTACGACTTCCGTTCGGCAACTGACGCAGCAGCATGGCGCACCCCTGCTAACTACGTCAACCCAGAGGGAATCTACAACGGCGAAATCGGCAAGTTCGAGTCCGTCCGTTTCATCGAAACCCCACGTGCCAAGAAGTTCGAGAACGCTTCGAACGGTACCAGTTCAACTGGAACAATCGACGTATACGCTACGCACATCATGGGTCGTCAGGCTCTTGCAAAGGCGTACAGCGTACAAGACGGCAACGGTGCAGTACCGAAGATTGTCCGTGGCAACGTAACCGACATCCTGATGCGCTTGCAGCCATTGGGTTGGTACTGGTTGGGTGGCTATGGTCGCTTCCGCGAAGCATCACTCCGCCGTATCGAGTCAGCATCAAGCATTGGTGCTAACTAATAACTAACCGTAGTTAGAGCAAAAGCCCCTCATTTCCCCTAATACGGGAGGTGGGGGGCTTTCGTTTTGCTATAGTCATATGATACGAAAGGTTTACAATGTCAATTTCTAACTATGCAGAACTAGCGTTACTCAACACGCTTCGCAATACCTCTTTTGCTGTTACCGCTGTTTACCTGAAGTTGCATACGGGCGACCCTGGTGAGGCTGGTACGTCTAATGCCGCTACGGAAACCACCCGTAAGGCTGTGACGTTTGCTGCTGCTTCGTCTGGGTCGATGACTTCTTCTGCGACTGTTGAGTGGACGAACGTTTCGACTACTGAGACTTATAGCCATTGGTCGTTGTGGGATGATGTGTCTGCTGGTAACTGTTTGTGGTCTGGTGGTTTGGCTACTACTGCTGCTGTTACTGCTGGTGACACGTTTCAGATTACGTCACTTACGTTGACGCTGGACTAGGAAGGTAGCCCCTAGTGGCAACAGGCTTTCCTACCTCGTTAGATGCGCTAACTAATCCGACTAGTACGGATGCGTTAACGAGTCCTTCTCATGCTGACCAGCACGCTGATGCTAACGATGCTATTGAGGCGTTGCAGGCTAAAGTTGGGGTGAATGGTTCGGCGGTGGTTGCATCGTTGGATTATAAGGTTTCTAACCCTACGAGTAGTGCCGCTTTAGGTGCGATTCTTATTATGGATATTGGAGTTTAGTTATGGCTGTTGGTGACAGAAACGAATCGCGTCTTGGTGGACCTACACAGTTGGGTACTTCGACTACGACTCTTTGTACGGCTGCTACTGGTTATAGCGAGGTTATCAAGCAGGTCATTATTTGTAACACGGACACTGTTGACCGTACTGTGACACTTGCGATTGGTTCTGCTGCGACTGCGGCTAATCGTTTGTTTTCTGCGTTGCCGATTGGTGCGAATGATGTGATGGTGTGGGACACAGCATTGGTGTTGGCTGCTGGTGAAACGTTGCAGGGGTTGTCTGATACTGCGAGCAAGGTGACTGTTACGGTTGTGGGTTGGGAGAAGCAGACAGCGTAATGGGATTGGATAACGGTTACGGTCTGGGTATTGGTTCGTTGAAGCCTGGGGTGTGTACTAGTTCTACGCGCCCTGCCAGCCCGTTTGAAGGTCAGATGGTTTACGAAACCGATACGGACTTGCTTTCTGTTTGGAACGGTTCAGCGTGGAAATCTTTTGCATCAACAAATGGTGCAACATTTGATTCAACTGGTCGTATGACAAATGCGGTGCAACCAGCATTTAGGTATCACGGATTTAGTATTACTTCGTCGGGGATGCAGGGCGGTTCAGCACCGTTAAATACTGGCTCATATTTGACTATTGGTAGTGGTGCAACTTATTCCAAATTTACTGCACCTGTTGCTGGTGTTTATGTCATTGGTGGTTCTGTTCTTGTCGACCAAACTGGTGGTCGTGTTGAAATGGTAATGAGAAAAAATGGAAGTCAAACAATAGATGGATATGCGTACTATGGGATGAATGATTACGCAAATGCAACTGGGAGTTATTCAAATGCGCTTGGTGCTTTTCCGTTTTACCTTGCGGTAAATGACTATGTTGATATGGCTATTCTTTCTGGAACAATTTATAGTGACGCTGCTAGAGGTGACCGTATGTTTTATGGTTATTTGATTTCATGACTATCTCTGCTACTACACAAGGCATCAAACCTGGAGTCTGCCTATCAACTAATCGACCTGTGAACCCGTTTGATGGTCAGGTTATTTATATGACTGATGTTGACCAGACAGCGGTGTGGGATGGTTCACAGTGGACTGTGTTGGCTCCTATTGCTGGTGGCAGAAACATGGTCATTAACGGTGGGATGGATGTTTGGCAGCGTGGAACTACATCAACATCAACTGCGGATGGTTACTTAGTTGCTGATAGATGGTATGCCTACAAATCAGCAGGAAACACAACCCTTTCTAGACAAACAGCATCATTAGACAACTTCACATATTCTTTGCGATTTCAAAGAGTTTCAGCAGCAACCGAAGTTGGTATAAAAGCGTTGGCGTATATGCTTGAAAATACCACAACTGCAAGATTGGTAAACAAGACTATTACTTTATCTTTTTGGGCAAAAAGTGGAGCAAACTATTCCGCCACTTCTTCTGCTTTGAACTGGGTTTTGGTTACTGGGACTGGCTCAACCGATGTCAACTTTTTATCAACTGGTTATACAGGGCAAGCAAATACTGGTTCTGGTTCTGTAACTTTGACAACATCGTTTCAAAGATTTAGCGTATCTATTTCCGTACCATCTGGTAAAACGCAAATGGGTTTTTACTTTTCATACACCCCTGTTGGTACTGCTGGTGCTAATGACTGGTTTGAGATAACGGGTGTTCAGTTGGAGGCTGGTGCTGTTGCTACACCATTTGAGTTTGAAGACATCGGCACAACGCTTTCCAAATGCCAGCGGTACTTTACAAGAAGTGATTTAATCGTTCGTGCTGTGCCTCGCTTTACGGACGGGATAGCCTTATCAACTGTATACTTCAAAGTTTCCATGCGTTCTGCACCAACAGTCACCATAACCAATGTGACTGGAACAAATAATTGTGATGCTACTGCAACAGACGGATTCAAAACATATTCAAGTGCAGCACATACCAATAATGAAAGTTCATTTAGTTGGACAGCGGCAATAGAACTATGATGTACCAATTAGCAAAAACTCTTAGTGGCGAAATGATTGTCCGTGTTGCTGACAGCGCATGGATTCCCATGAACGAGCAGAACTCTGACTATCAGCAATACCTAGCATGGGTTGCTGAAGGTAACACCGCCGAAGAATGGAGTCCAGATGCCACTGTCTAGTGTTGTTGGCGCACAGTCAATTGTTAAGCCTGGTGTGTGTACGTCGTCTACTCGTCCTGCCGTTCCGTTTGAGGGGCAAATGATTTATGAAACCGACACGGGAAACATACTGGTGCGGAACTCTTCCGCATGGGTTTGCATTACACCAAAATCTTCGCTTGATGAAACAACAAGAACCAATACCGCTACGGGCTGGCAAACCCCAACAGGAGCACCTTCTGTAACTTTGCAAACTGGTACAAAAGCACTAATAACGGTTGGAGGAATGATGGTCATGGCTTCAACTGCTGGATATGCGTATTTTGGATGTTCCGTATCTGGTGCCTCAACTATTGCTTCTTCAACAACAAAAGCAGCCGCAATATACTGGAATACTGGAGATTTGGGTAATGACAAAACGACATCATTTACCTATTTGGAAACTGGCTTAACTGCTGGTTCAAACACATTTACTTTGCAGTTGAACGGACCTGGTTCCACAATGACTGTTAAACAAAAATCAATTACTGTTGTAGGACTTCCATAGGTAGTTAATGACTACCACCTATAACCAATCAGGATACGTCTACAACCAGATAGGCGTAATCTACAACCAGACTGCCGTCCAACGAACAGCCACAGGCACAGGACAAGGCACAGAAACAGCCACCCAAAACTTCTTTACCATCCTCGCGACTACCGCAACAGGTTCAGGTACAGGAACATCCAACAACACCATCATCGTCGGTCTACTCCGCACAGCATACGGCTCAGGTGGGGCAACAGCAGGCGACACAGCCGACTGGAACATCAACCCTGCAAGAACTGCAACAGGCGCAGGCACATCAAGTTCTGATGCTTCAGGTTTGCATATTGCTCCACGCACAGCGTCAGGGTCGGGCAACGGAACTTCGACTACACTCGGACTCCATGTTGCACCACGAACTGCTACTGGGTCTGGCGCGGGAACGCAGACAGCGACACGCATCGTCACGGGCATCCGTACTGCGTCGGGTTCGGGAACGGGAGCGCAGTCCGCACTTGGTTACGTCACGGTCATCAGGGCAGGAACAGGCTCAGGGCTAGGTGACGCTGACCCATCCAACTGGGACAAGTCCCACATCTTCCGTGTCCCAATAACCGAAGGCTACCCGTTCGCAGTCAGACTCTCTGATGCTTCCCCAGACCGACTGTTCGCCCACACCCCACAAGGCGCACGCGCCAAAAACTTGTACAGGCTCGCTGACGGTAGTTACACCACTACAGACCCACGCAGACCAGAACTCATCACCCGTATCTATTACGGTGGACATGACATTTTCCTTACACAACCAGAAATCGACGAACTCACCGCAGCAGGCTATGGAAGTAGTATCACCTGATGGCAATTTTCAGACCACCAACAGACAACTTCGTAGTACCAGTAATCATCAGCGACTATATGGGCGGGTTGCAATTGTCAAAAGAACAACGTCTTGCGAACCGTCTTGGTGGCAGGATAGAAGCATCAGCGCGTGGACGGAATATCTTTTTGCTTACCAGCGGAATTTATACCGACGACCAACCGTCAAGCCTGAGCATGGTATCTAAAGTGTATTATGGCGGACACGATAACGAGATAACAGCAGACGAAGTAACCGCATTGACTGCGGCAGGATACGGAGAATACATTTCGTGAAGCACAGGGAAACACACCCGAACCTAGACGTCGAAGGATGTTTCGGTTGCAGGGTTGCAGGGGTTCGTATGGGGACCAACACGACCACTAGCCGAGGGGCTAGGGTGGCGGAAGTCAATACAACTGAACGTAACTGGAACAAAGATATGCCAGCATACAAACGTCTTCGCGCTAACGGTTTGCAAC